ATGCCAGAGCATGATGACATGCTTCCATTTATGGAGGATGATCATGTAGATATGAAGGACCATGATTGTTTTGGTATTTGTAGTGATTATGTGGAGAAAATCAAATGACTTGTGTATATGATTCTGCTTTTGTGGAACTTAAAAATGATGTAGTTTTTATTAATGGGGAAGATGTATGAAAGTAGCATTGTGTTTATCTGGTCAACCAAGAGTTGTTGATGTTGGATTTCATAAATTAAGTCAATCAATTCTTCAGCATAATAGTGATGTTGATGTCTTTATTCACACTTGGTTTGATCCGGAGAATCTTAGTACTAATTCAGTCATACCTGGAAGAGAAGGTCATCAATTGGATTCAAATGCAATTGATAAGTTGATTCATTATTATGATCCTAAAAAAATAATGGTTGAAAAACCAAAGAAGTGGACAAGGAAATATGATTTTCCAGATAAAGTTTTTACTCATGCTCATACTTGGGCTTTAGAAGTTCCTTCTGGATTGGAAGTGGCAAAGGATTATATTTGTGATACTACAAGCAGTATGTTTTATAGTATTATGATGGCAAATCTTTTGAAGGAGCAGTATATTGCTGAGAATGATGTAGAATATGATTTGGTTATTAGAAATCGTATTGACTATTCACCTCATGTAGTGTTAAAATTGGATGAGGTATCGATAAACGATGATGATCTTATATACCAAGATCTTTATCAACCTGATGATATGATTAGCGATTGGTTTGCTATGGGATCTTCTAATACTATTAATGTATTCTGTGGAGTCTATAATCAGATTGGTCAACTAATTAGACAATCAAATGAAATTGATGGTTATTGGTGTAATGAACTTTTATTGAAACATCATATGGCAAATAATAATATTAAAAGAAATCCTGTAGATTTTCAGGTACATTATTAATATGAAAACAGCACTTATTACTGGTATTACTGGGCAAGACGGATCTTATCTTGCAGAATTTCTATTAAAGAAAGGGTATCGTGTTCATGGTATTATTCGTAGGAATTCTACATCTGACTGTACGGATCGTATTAATTCTTTTTTAGGCAATCCTTATATTACTCTTCACTATGGAGATTTAACTGACTTTTCTAATCTTACTTCTATCATTCAGGAGACCAGACCTGATGAAATTTATAATTTGGCAGCACAGAGTCATGTAAAAGTTTCATTTTCTAATGCACTTTATACTGCAGACGTAGATGCTTTGGGTGTAACAAGACTTCTTGAAGCATTAAGAGTTCTTGGGATGATTAATACTACTAAGTTTTATCAGGCAAGTACTTCTGAAATGTATGGTAAGGTTCAATCTATTCCTCAAAGAGAAAATACTCCATTCCATCCACGGTCTCCTTATGGGGTAGCAAAGCTATATGCTCATTGGATTACTAAGAATTATCGTGAGGCATATAATCTTTTTGCATGTAATGGTATTCTTTTTAATCATGAAAGTCCAAGGCGTGGTGAGAATTTTGTAACACGTAAGATTACAAAGAGTCTTTCTGAAATTAAGAATGGTAAGAGAGATGCTCCTTTAGAGTTGGGTAATTTGGATGCTAAGAGAGATTGGGGACATGCAAAGGATTATGTGGAGGCAATGTGGTTAATGCTTCAACAAGAGAATCCTGATGATTATGTGGTGTCTATGGGTGAGCAACATTCAGTGCGTGAGTTTGTAAGTATTGCATGTGAACATATTGGATTTGATATTGAATGGAGTGGAAGTGGAATAGATGAGGTAGTAAAAATTAAAGGAACGGATGAAGTTCTTGTACAAGTTAACCCAGAATTTTATCGTCCTACTGAAGTTGATTCTTTAGTTGGTGATCCTACTTTCGTTAAAGATGAAATTGGATGGGAGCCTAAGTATTCTTTTGCAGAACTTGTAAAAGAGATGTGCGATAGTGATATGGGGGCAACCAAATGAAAAGGAAAATTGTTTTTTGGGTAGATAATAAGCCTTCTCAAA